TCCAGCTCAGAGTCCACCTCCCAGTCCGCTACCAACCGCAAGGGGAGATACATAACCCGACTTCACATCGGTATCTACAAATGGACTAACAAAAGTACAAACAAACAAGTCCAATTCGAGTTCGATCTTGAACATACAAGTCGAATTGGAGTTTGACTTAGTACCTGCGCCGGAACTTGAGTCGGGAACAAATAGGCATACATGGAAGGGTCTTCAACGTATGCACAAAACTACAAACCAGGGGCCTGAACTACAAGTCCGTTAGCTACAAACCTCGAGCGCGACTACAAACTCGAGGTACAATTCCGAGTCGGAAGGGAATAACTACAAGTCGGGAGGCAGAAAAAATCGCTTGGATTCGATCAAAAAGGCTTCGCCGGGGCTTGCGCTTTCTGGCTGGAAATGCCATATTTCACTTGCGGTTGGTTTACGGGGCTTCGGCCCGCGCCGCTCCCGGTGAGGGATAGCTTCCCTCGCTCATAGGTTCCCGGGAATGGTAGGCATCTTGCATGTGCAATCTCTGCCTACTGGGCCGCAAGTAGCCATTGCCGCCCTCCCGCAAGCGCCGCAAGGCGTGAATAAGCGGGGCTTCAAAATCTGTTCTGTTAAGACCGCGCTGCAACGGACTTGCAGCATTCTCGGCCAAGACGGCCAAACTCAAGGACTCTATCACATGGCACAAGGCAATAACAATTCCGCGACGCTTTGGAGTGAGTCGGCTTCGCGGTGCAAGTATGCAGTTCATGGCGGCGCGCCAATGATCGGCGTTAGCGGCGATACTGGCGACGGCTTCATCGTCCCGGTTCCGGCGCCAGCGTGGTTCGCGGCAATCGAAGACGAAGGCACGCGCGATAACGTGTTTCGGGCACTCAGTTCCCATGCACTTCGCGTTGGGCAGGCGAAGCTCAAGGCGGCCGATACGCCGACTCGCGAGATTGCGGTTGCGGGCGTAGCTTCTGCCCTCAACGGCGGTTACAAGCCTGGCCGCGAGACGGTGAACGACATCGTCGAAAGCGAGACGGCAACCCGGTTCGCGACTCACGTTCGCGGGCTGGTGCTCAAGGCGAAACCGGATGCGAGCGAGAAGGCGATTGTCGATACCATCGGTAAACAGGCCGCGAGCGAAAAGGGCAAAACCCTACTCGCCAAGATTCGCGGTGAGGTGTTGGCTTCGATGACTTACACCGTTTCGCGCAAGGGCAAGGGCGCCGACACCGGCGTGGTTGAGATTGAACTGTAACCCTCAACACTGACTCAGGGAACGGGCCGCAGCAATGCGGCCCGTATCTGCAATGAACGACTCCAAGATGTTAGACACAATCCGCGAAATTCTGGCGAGTGATTACGGACTGCGCAACTTGCCGCCAGATTGGTTAGATCACGTGGTCTGGAAATACGCTAAGCGTTGGCCGAATGCTCGGATTGCGTTCCTGATCGCGAATGATTGGCAACGCGGGTTGACGACTCTACCCGACGCCTAATCCTGTTCGGAGGCTATAATGGACTCACTACCTTACGTTGAAGTTCTCCGCCGACTCTGCGCCGAATGGCGAACCCACAAACCCGCGCCGCGGTATCGGACTCGGGGTTATTTACCCAACGGAACGGCACGCGCAACGCTGTACCTCGGCAGCTATGCGTTGCGGGTCTGAACAGAAAGGAATCTATGCGGCATACCAATCGCGCATAGCAGGTTCTCGGACTCGGGGGTTGACAAAGGCCCCCGACTCCACCCTCCCCCGGCACTGAGGTCTCCACCAAGTCCTCGGCAAGTAAAACCCGTACCCATGACTCCCAGGTAAAAGTCAAATTTTGAGTGAGCATACGTTAGGTTTCCAAATCAAGGTGAGTCACCATGCTACCAAAACGCGGAAGGCCGGGGGCGGCCATTTTGATGACTGTGGAAAGAGAATTAGTAGCGAGCGATATTTTCCGACTCGCAATGGGTCAAGGACCAAACGGAGACCCCGCGCCCCGGAAGGCGCCCCCGATGCTTCAGCGACTCAAGGCCAGTCACCACACCGCGGCCCGACTTCTCGCTGCGGGGCTCACGGTCAAGGAAGTTGCGGCGCGAGTAGGCAGAACCCCCCAACGAATTGGCGACATGGAACGGACTGATCCGGCGTTTCAGAACCTAATCGGTTACTACCGGGCGATGATTACCGAGACCGAAGTTGAAGACGCTCGCGAAATGCAAGGCATGTTCCGCGGTATCGGACTCGACGCGCTGGATGAAATCCGAGAGAGACTCGACGATCCGGTGAAACGAGCTGAAATTCCGATTGGCGAACTTCGCCAGCTCGCTTCAACAGCCGCCGACCGTACCGACGCACCGAACAAAGTAGCGCAACAGGGAATTGTTACCCCGGCAAAGATCACCATCAAGCTCGGACCTAGAGATCTTCGTCCGAAAGAACCTGATCTTAAACTTATCGACCAGGAGGGAAACCAATTGGTTGAAACCGAGGAGTAAGTGTCGTGTTTACGAAAACTGTGACTTCGAACCGGATGGCATTTCGCCGCCCGTTGGTCTGGACCACTCCCGAGCCCCCAGCGGCCCAAAATGTCTGGTCGGTAGTGCGGTTGGAGCGGAAGTCGGTAGTTACCACTTCCAACCAGAACCACTCCCGCGAGACCGTCTCCCAAGCAGGGACAGACAAAGCCTCTGTCCCTGTTTATGGCACCTTGAGGCTGGCAGCATGATTCTCGCAGCTAACCGGACTACAAGCCGCAACCTCCCCAAACCTAAGACTGCTGTTGCTCGATCCGGACTCAGCTTTGAGAAGAATTTGTTTGAGTCGATCTCGAAGTCCGCGCCTGCGAAGGTTTCCGTCGAACGAAACCCATGGTTCGTTTATCGCGACTCCAGAAGCTCCGATGCACTCCAATGCCAACTGGACATTCTGATCCACGACCATGAGTTTGAGTTCTATGTCGTTGTAGAAGTTAAAAGAACCTGGACTCCCCTCGCAATGCAGAAGCTGAAAACAGTTTATTGTCCGGTAGTGGCTCGCGCCCTCGGCGAGCCAGCGAAACCGCTGGTAATTTGTCAGAACCTGACTCCATCTTCCCCCATGCCAAAGTCAACAGTTCCGTTTGCACTTTTGTCCGACGAGCCCCTCATGCAATGGTTGGGAAGAGGAAGCATAAGATGGGAATAGGGACGAAGCTTCCGAGTCCAATCATCAACTCCTGGCTCGAATGGGCAGGAGCCAGACTCATCGCGCTCCCAGGCCATAGGACCGGCCCTGCGGACATCCGAGTAATCTGGCCCGAATACGATCAGGAGAAGTTCCAAGTCCTAGAATTTAGACGCGGCCTTGTTGCTCGGTCTCTCGGACCCACCAATGCCGAAATGCCCTTTGTAGAAGAAATCCTCAGACTGCCGAACCTTTGTTCCGACGTAAACGTTCGCCGAGTCCTACACAAACGGGCGCTGATTCATCCGACTCGGGGAACCCACATCTATCGTTGGGATAGAATAGCAAAAGATCTTGGTGACGTTAAGCTCTACACCGTCAAACGCTGGCACAAGATGGGCCTGATCGAGGTCGGAGAGAAGATAAATCTCGACCTAACTAATAGACTTATGAATTTCTTTGATGAGCTGGGAGCAACTGGGTATGCCCAAATGCGGGCTTTAGAACTCTCCCGCCAATAACCGCTTGCACTTCCCAAGGATTTAGCCCACCTTCATTGTACGGTTTCGCGCGCTCGTTCGCTGCGGTCCGTACCAGATCGGTGGTATTGGAGTCCCGCTGGTCTGTCGATGGTCGAGGGAGAACTAAAGGGCGGGCAGGGTTTTCGGACCTTTCCCGCCCTCTTTTTTAGGGACGGGCGTTGATAGAATATACCCGGCCATATCTGTATCCGAAACAAGAACAAGCCATCTTCACAGGGAAACGCTGGGCGCTCGTCGAAGCCAGCACGAAGTCAGGAAAGACCGTCGGAGCTGAAGCCTGGATTCTCGAAGGGGCGTTTGGTGACTCCTACGGGGACAATTCCTGGTGGGTAGCGCCTGTTTCTGACCAAGCCCGGATCGCTTTCACCCGAATTAAGCAGAATCTGACTCCAGGCTCCTTCCAGCCCAAAGAGACTCCAGTACCGCTTGTACAACTTGTCAATGGTGCAATCATCTCGTTCCGTTCCGCTGATAAGCCCGACTCACTCTATGGCGAAGATGTCAAGCGGGTTGTTGTCGACGAAGCCTCGCGCGCTCGGGCAGATGCTTGGGTTGCGGTGCGGTCAACTCTGACTGCCACCCGCGGTGCGGCCCTGATTATCGGAAACGTCAAAGGCAAAAGAAACTGGTTCTGGGAATTTGCGCGGAGAGTCGAAGCGGGGAAAGAACCGAACGGACATTTCGCCAAGATTACCTGGCGAGACGCAGTTGCAGCTGGAGTCCTCGACGAAGACGAAATCGACGACGCGAGGAGAAATCTTCCGGCGAATGCGTTCAAGGAACTCTACGAAGCTGAGGCTTCCGACGACGCCGGCAATCCGTTTGGAGAAAGTCACATTCTTGCGTGCGTTCTCGATGGGTTGGCTCCAGGCCCAGCAGTTGCGTTCGGAATTGACCTTGCAAAACGACGGGACTATCTCGTTGTCACCGGACTCAACGAAGCCGGGAACGTCTGTGAATTTCACCGTTGGACCGGAGTGCCCTGGAGAGAGTCGATTCGTCGAATACATGACATCGTGGGCGAAGACATCCCGGCGCTTGTCGACTCGACCGGCGTGGGCGACCCAGTTTTAGAAGAACTCCAAGTCGATCACGGGAACTTTCGGGGATATACTTTCTCCGCCATGAGTAAACAAAGACTCATGGAAGGTCTCGCGGTCTCGATCCAGGGTCACGAAATCGGCTATCCCGACGGCCCGATCAAACAAGAACTTCTCATCTTCGAATACGTTTTGACCCGAACGGGAGTCAGTTACTCCGCGCCCGAAGGGTATAATGACGACTGTGTCTGTAGCCTCGCCCTTGCGCGCCAACAGCTGACTGAGACCCAACCCGGCGCCTCGCTGATGGCCTTCTACAACATGCAGGTCCAGCAGGCTCGGAAGCAAGAAGAAAAAGAAGACGAAGGAATCGGAACAGCGTTTTTACGCAACCTTCGAAAACAGGTGAGTCCGGAAGTTCTCGACAACGAGCTAACCGAACTCTATCTCGCCACACTGAAAGAACACGAACCCGAAGGACTCCTTTGCTTCCGCTGTGGAACGAAAGTCCTGGGCCCGAGTCGTGTGACTGATGGCACGTTCGTTTGGCATCCCGGCTGTGCAGGGCGAGGCTAGAATTTGACCGACTCTCGCGCCCAAGCGTTTGAAGAGTGGCGTCAGGAAAAGCTGGCCCAGTCCCGTATGGACAAGGGCGGCTTCATCAATGAGCTTTTCAAAGCGCCAGCCAGGGGCGGATTCCAGAGTCCAATCAGTCCAGCATTTACATCTTCCAGAGCCCCAACAGGACCAAGTTATCGAAATTCCGGGAACCAGGGAATCGGATATACCGGAACGGGCGAGTCGAAATATCTCTACGAACGCCAAGACCAGCCGCCCCCGTACATTTCCGACGTGGACATGGCGAGTACGTGGTGGAGTCCAATGGAGCCAGTTTGGCCCTATGGACCGCCGAACGTCACCAGACCCCGGGAATGGAACTATCCGGTTGGGTACAACTTAAATTACATTCCCCAACGCTCCAGCATGATGTATATGCTTCGCGCGATGCGGGCGAACTGGGGCGTGCTTGCGACCATCATCGAAACCAGAAAAGACCAGCTTCTTCGGATTCCTTGGAACATCCAAGTCAAAGGCAAGCCAAAAGGCGACTCAGCGTCTATTGACCTGATGAAGAAGTTCTTCCGTCGGCCAGATGGAAAGCTGAGTTACGGTCAGTGGAGTCGGAAGATTCTAGACGATTTGTTTGTTCTGGATGCGCCGACGATTTACTTCTCTCGGGACCGGAAGGGAAGACCCCTTACCGCGGAAGCGTTGGACGGAGCCACCATCTTCCCACTCATCGACGATGCTGGTCGTCGGCCCGAGTCGATCGTTGAACTTGGCGACGATGGAATAGAGTACCTTCGTCGACAGCCTGCGTTTCAGCAGATCATCTACGGTCTGCCGATGATCGACCTCGACGAGTCGGAACTCATGTATGTTCCGATGAGACCGAGGCCGGATCTTCCGGTGTTTGGCTTCCCACCGACCGAGCAAATTCTCCAAGAAGCAATCGAGGCGATTCTCAAGACCAACTACCAACGGAACTTCTGGCAGGAAGGAACTCTTCCCGATCTAGTGGTGACCGTTCCCGACGCATGGTCGCCCCGGCAGATCGCCATGTTCCAGGCACACTTTGATGCGCTTTTGTCAGGGAACTTGAAGCTCAAGTCCCATGTGAGATTTCTCCCCGGCGGGATGAAGCCCTTCGACATCAAGAATTCCTCGGGCGAAAGTCTCTGGAGTCAAAGAGACGAGACTCTGATTCGCCTCGCCTGTTACGCGTACTCGGTCTCGCCAACTCCGTTTGTGAAGGCAACCAACCGAGGCACAGCGTCAACGGTTCAAGAGGTCGCAGAACAAGAGGGTCTTTATCCCTTGATGTCGTGGTGGAAAGACGACATCATCGACCCAATCATTGAAAAGTTCGGTTTCGACGACGTCGAGTTCGTATTTCTGCCTCAGCCCGAAACAGATCAAGAAAAAGCGGCGAAGATATACGACCTACAGCTTCGTTCTGGAACCAAAACAATCAACGAAATCCGCGAAGAGCGGGGCGAAGAACCTGACCCAGACGGCAACGTTCTCCTGGTCTACACCGCCAACGGCGCGGTGCCGTTGAAGGACGTTGTTCAAGGCAAACTTATTCCGCCAACCTCAGCAGGGACTGAAGCAGGATCGGACTCGGAGTCAAGTGCGCCTGGCTCGAAGCCGAAACCCGACTCTACTTCGTCTCCTGCTGGGGCCAGGCCAATTAGGGGGCCAAATCGACCTCCCAATTCGAGTCCAGTTCCGACGGCGAAATTGGACAAAGCCACCAAGGCAGAATTACAAGCCGCCGCAGACCAAGCCAAAGGGCATCTGGATGATTTGAGTCCGAGTCAGGCGTCTGCGGGTAACTATCCCAAGGGGCACATCTGGATTCAGGGACTCAACATCTCAATCGAAAATAACAAAGGTTCCCTTCGAGGGGAGAAAGACACAAGTGGGAAGAAGTGGCAAGTCAGAATGCCGGCCCCATATGGTTACATTCGCGGAACCGTGGGAGCGGACGGTGATTCGGTCGACGTCTACCTGGGCAAAAATCCCAATTCTGAAACAGTTTGGGTAATCGACCAAAGACGGGTTTCCAAAAAAGGCAAGCCTAAGAAGTTCGACGAGCACAAGGTCTTCATCGGGTACAAGAAGCTCAAGACCGCGATGAAGGACTGGCTCAAGTCGCATTTCGACGACCACGGGCATGATCGAATTTCAGCGATTACTGAACTCTCGATGGACGAACTCAAGGCTTGGTTAAAGACCGGCGATTTGAAAGAACCTCTTTCTGACCAGAACGTTGGGACTCCGGTAGATCTTCCCGACAGTTTGAAAAAGCTCGACACGGTTTCAACCGCGACCAATTTAATCTCAACTGGAAACAGACTCCCAAAGAAACGGAAGAAAAAGAAGAAGCCTTCCCCTGGTGCGCGTTGGCTCGAACTCGGAGCAATATAAATGGCCGTAGTCCCAGACGGAAGTTGGTATCGGACTCCTCAAGGCGGTACAGTCCCGGCGAGTGCCCTCTTGGCGCCAACCGGAAATCTCGACTCCAACGGGCTACCCATCTATGGCCCGGTATCGTCTACAAATCCGGCGAACGTAACTGGACAAGTCGGCGGCTTCGTTGCTCGGGTCTCGGCGAGCTTTACCCGACCCAACAATTCGACTCCCTATGTTGTTGGCCAATTAGTTGCCAACAACACAGCAGCCGGCTCGGTCGTTCCAATGAGCTTTGCTATTTCCCGTCTCGCGGGAAAGGGCGGAATGATCCGACGAGTGCGGCTCCGAAAGAATGGAACTGGAATTACCAACGCAAGTTTCCGGCTGCATTTATATTCTGTGGCGCCGACTCCTTCCAACGGTGATGGCGGAGCTTGGCTGACTGATCAAGCTGGAGCCTACGTTGGCTCGATGGATGTGACCTGTGATCGGGCCTTCACTGACGGGGCGTCAGGAAATGGTGTTCCCAACACTGGAAGCGAAATCATCTTCACAGCGGATATCTATTACGGACTCCTGGAAGCCCGAGGCGCCTACACCCCAACGGCCCAGGAAATTCTGACTCTCTTGCTCGAAGTCGTGCAAAACTAATGCTTGCTACGGCTCCACAAGACCTGTCTCTGCTAACAGGGTATCCAGCACCTTTGCTCGACTTCGATTTCGTCAACGGCGTCTATCGGCAAGACGGGGTTGGCGCAAACTCTGCAATCAGCAACTTCATCACCACTAGCCGAGCATCGGTTGGCTATGCCGACGATCAGTTGGGAAATTGGACAAGTTTCTCGGCGAACACAGCGCGAGCAGTTACTCCCGGTGGCAAGGGGCTTCTGGTCGAAGAAGCGCGTACCAACAGCATCCGCAACAATTCGATGCAGGGTGCAGTTGTTGGGACTCCAGGAACTGCACCCCTAAACTGGCAAATAAACGCGGGTACAGGACTGACTTCATCTGTCACCCAACTTGGAACTGTTAACGGAATTGAGTTTATTGCCATTAGACTGGCGGGAACATCTGGCAGTACTTTTTCGTCTATCTACACAGAAGCAACTACTCAAATCGCTGCGAGTAACGGACAGACATGGACAGAAAGTTTGTTCATGGGGGTGGCGGCGGGCGCTACCAACGTAAATACTGTTTTCCCTGTGATCCAGCAGTATGCCGGCGGGGGTGGCTTTCTTTCAGCTTTGAACGGTCTTAATTTTCTGCCCTCTTTAGGACCGACTGCCACAACTAGGATCGTCAACACACAGACGACAAACAACGCCTCGACAGCCTTCGTCCGCGCGGGCATTCAGATCAATTACAATTCTGGCGTTGCCGTTGACATTACCTTGCTGATTGGCTGGCCCCAGCTTGAACTTGGCGCATTCGCTACGAGTCCAATCCGCACTACCAATGCAGCAGCTACGAGAGCGGCCGATAAAGCGACACTAACCAACCCGTCAACAGTGACTAACGTACAAACGCTTGGTGCCCAATTCGTCAGCTTAACCAACAACGGTACTCCTGCAATTTTAGATGTTAGTGACGGTACAGCAAATAACCGAAACACATTATTGGTCAATAGTGCCTCTGGGCAGAATGCTTCGGGAGCCAGCGTTATATCTGCGGGGGCACAAAATCCCCGCCTAGACGGTAGTGGCCCCTATATAGTAAATACTCTTGTAAAGGCTGCATATGCGTCGCAGCCAGGACAACGTGCATTTGCGTCAAACGGGGGCGTAGTTAGTTCCTCCATTAACATGGGAACTCTTACTGGACTTACAACCATAAGTATTGGCACTTTTGGAGCCGGAGTGGCGGGATTCGCAAATGCATATATTCGTCGAATTATGCTGTGGCCAACTACGTACTTGTCGAATATATCTTTACAAAGACTGACTCTGTAATGTCTCAGATCGACGCCATGTTCAAATTCGCCTCGCTGGCCGCCGCCAAGGCCGATCCTGTCGTGCAGCATTACATGGCGTTGGACGACTCCCAGCAAGCGCAGTTCCAACTGAGCGTCATCATTCCAGGCGTTCAGGTTTGGAGAGCAAGTCAGGATGTCGCTGGCACCGATGGAGATGGAAACCCAACGGTGACTCATACCTTCCTGCCGGGCTACTTTATCTTCGTCTCAGCCGACCATGTAATCCCCGAGCTTCGCGACCATCCGGCCTTACAAGTCGCAGTTGACAGGGACAAGATGAACGCTCGGCAGGCAGGCATGGTGCTCAAGAGCACCATTACCAACAGTCTGCTGCAAGACCTCCGGTTTCAGCCAATCTACGCGGGAATGGACCCGCCATGGGGGAATTGGAGATGAGAATCTTTGCTGGGGCATTGTTGCTGCTGTTTCTTAGTGCTTGCGGGCAAGGCGGAATTGGAACAGGTCCAGTAACAATCTCCGACCCAATGGCGTATCTGGCACAGTCGAAGAAGCCAGACGGAAATGTTTCGACTCCACTCTCAGGAACCGACGGAATGGTTTATCGTAGGTTCGACTTTGGACATGTCCAGGCCGAGGACAGCTTTCTAACCGGGCCAACAACGGCGATCACGGCCTGGAGCTATTCTCCCTGGGGTGAATTTGTCGACTCCAACGGTGACGGTGGGGAAGTCTATTCCCTCCAAGGAAACATAGTCCATATCACCAGCACCAAGCATCTGGGAGTACCGACAACACCGATCTCTTGGGTAGCGTTGAGGACCGACACGATTGACTGTTCTCAAGGATGGACATCTTATTCGGTCCTGGAACGAGGTTGTAAGGCGACGGTTTCTTATCCCAACATCGGACCGATAGACACTATCATCAGCGAACACCTGAATCCGGTTGAACGGTTTGTCGAACGCATCTTCCTTGGCCGTGGTTGGGGACGTTTAGCCTGGCAAACGTTCCGGGCAACGGGCGCCCCAGCTCCCGACCGTTGTCCTTCGTTCGGCTGGAACGAATATCAGAACTGGATACTGACCGACTGTCGCTATGTTGTGAACATCGAACCGGCAAACGGAACATTGTCTGGTTCGATGCTCTGGCATCCATAAACATGGCAAATACTCAAACCTAAAGGAGAAGGTAAATGTCGACAGTGCAGTTGAATGCCGCCGCGATCGGCGGACTGATTCAAACCGGGTTTTCGGGAAATGTGCAAGTCCCGGCAGACGGCCTCATTACCGTCGACACCCGGGACGCGGCAAATTTGCTCGCGGCAGGATGCAGCTACGTTCGAGCAACGACTCGGCAACAGACCATCACCACTCCCGCTGCCGGCGCGGTCGGGCAGTTGGTTGCGTCAACGGCGTTTTCTAACGGCACCAAGACGATCGCCAACCAGCCGGATGTGGCCAGGTTAGCTTCCGTTCGAATTGACCCCGGGACCTCTGCCATCACGGCGGGAAATGTCGCAGTTTCCTACATTGCGCTCGATGGAACCACCACGGTCGACAATCTTTCGGCCGTGACTGCGGCGAGCACGGTTCTGAGTCAGAACATCTCCAAGGGCATCGTGAAGCTGAATTCGCTTGTGGTTACTGCGGTCGCCGGCGGCGCCAGCCCAGGAATCCAGATGGACACGCTGAACCAGCTGGGCGTCATGGCCGACCCAGGCTATGTCGATTTCTCGGTCCTGGATCTGAAGGTCGATGGCGTGGACTCGGGCGTTGCGAGCGTCGCAACTGCTGCAGCTTGCTTCACTCCGTCGACGGCGCCCAACGGCACCCACACCTACAACGTCATCGCGAACTTCAATTCGCCGGTGACCTGAAGGGAGTCTGATCCGTTGCCCACCGCTGCTGCGCTAGTACAGACGGGAATCGAGTTTCAGAGTCAAGGAGATCTTGAGGCTGCTCGGCTTCATTATCTCGCAGCTCTGAAACTGGATTCGAACTGTGTCCAAGCCATCGCGAACCTGTGCGTCGTGTTGGCCGAGACTAACCGACTTGAAGGTGCAGCAGCATTAGCCTGGAAGCTCGTCGACCTGGTTCCTTTCAATGGAAACTTCTGGGAACTGTTGGGGAACTTTCTAACAAGGCTGGAGCGGTTGGACCTGGCCGAATATGCCTTCGATCAGGCGATAGGACTGAGTCCAGAGTCTCCGAGCATCCACCATAATCTGGCGTTGTGTCTGTTGAGGCAGAGAAAATATCAACAGTCGATCGCAGCGTTCGAGCGCGCAGAGAAGCTCGGATCAAGGGGTCACGGAATCAAGAACGACAAAGCCCATGCCTTTATGGCCCTGGGAAACCTGAAACAAGGTTGGGAATTGTATGAGTCCCGGTGGGATACCTTGGTTCACCTTCCACCGTGGGATTATCACATTCCCGAGTGGAAGGGAGAAAATCTGACAGCAACCCGAATCCTTATTCATGGCGAACAAGGTCTTGGCGACACGATCATGTGTTCAAGATTCTTTCGTGACCTCGCCGACTGGGATTGGGCAGATGTGACTCTGGGAGTTCCCAGAACCCTTCAGAACTTGTTTTCTGCCCAGGATTGGAACCTGAACATCTTGCCGATTGAGGACATGAACGAAGAAAACATGAAGGGCTTTGATTATCAGAGTCCAATGTATTCGGCAATGAGATATTTGGAAATTGACTCGCCAAAGGACGTTTCATCAAAGGCTTATTTGAAGGTCCCGGAACCGAGAAAGTTCGAGTCTGATTTTAACATCGGACTCTGTTGGGCTTCTGGCCGCCGTGGAACCGAGATGGACGCTCGGCGAAGAGAAGCTGACTTGAAGCTGTTTCTCCCCCTGATCGAGAATCCGAAATTCAAAATCTGGTCACTTCAGAAAGGGACCAACGAAGAAGACATTTCAAACCTGGGTCTTGAAGGTCTTGTTTCCGACGAAACCGGAATGTTCTCAGATTTCTACGAAACGGCGAAATTCATTTCAGGCTTGGATCTGGTTTTGACAGTTGACACTGCGGTCGCCCATCTCTCGGGGGCGCTGGGCATACCGACTTTCATGCTAGCCCAATTCTCCAACTGCTGGAGATGGTGGAACATTGAGAATGGATCGGGCGAGCCCTGGTACTCGGGAATGAGAATCTTCAGACAATCAGTTCCGGGCGATTGGAAAGGCCCAGTCACAGCGGCAATTAACCAGATCAATCTGGGTCTGGTCCAGAGGAAGATTGCAGCGTGATTTATACCATTTACCACCAAGCGCGCCCGCACGAGTCCACAGACGCTTGTCAGGCTATCTTTGTCGGCCGGCCAATCGGAAACAACATCGCGCATCTTGAAACCTTAGCTGAGATGCGGGCACACTTCTGGATCTGGAAGAACAAAAATCCTATGTTCTGGGTCGGCTTCCAGCATTATCGGAGATACTTGGACCTGAGAAACACTGACTCCAGGGCGAAGATTGAAGTCACAGAGCCCCAACCGCAGGAAGAAATTCCCGCTTGGGTTGAGGACTTCGACGTGATCGTCCCCAGGGCTTGGCAAATGAATCGGAATCTGACGGTCGGGGAACAATTCTGCGAGGCTCATGGAAACGAAGCCTGGAACCAGATGTTGGCGCTTGTTCCTGACTTTGAAAGATATTCCAAACGAAACTCCTATCATGTTTGTAACATCTTTCTGACTCGGTGGGAGATTTTCGCCCGGTATATGGAATTTTGGTGGGATCTTTCCCAGAGCCTCCTGAGAACAGTTTCTGTGCCTGAGAACTCCTACCAACATCGGATTCTGGGCTTTCTGTCCGAACGAATCTGGAGCTTCTGGTTAGATCGAGAACAAGAACGAACCGGAATCAAAATTTTCGAGGTCCCGCTGATGTTGGTGACTCCATGAAGATCTCCCTTCCAGATGTGACGGTTGTGGTCATTGACACGGTTTGTCACAGCTTGGCCCTCGAAGCAATCAAGGACACAGTTCGTGAGATCGAGCCGGCGGAGATTCTGGTTTGGAGCGATCGGAAACAGTTTCCCTTCTGTGATGTGATTCCCACAGGGGCGAAATCTTTCGAAGAAGTTGGAAAAATCCTCTGGTACGATGTGCCGAAAACAGTCAAGACCAGTCATTTCCTCGTCGTTCAATGGGACGGTTGGGTACTTGACGCAGGGAATTGGAACCCGAATTGGCTGGATCGAGATTACATCGGCGCTCCGTGGTGGCATCGGGACGGGCTCAACGTCGGAAACGGTGGATTTAGCCTTCGATCAACCGACTTGGCGAAATTCATTGCTAAGAACCAACAAATTTTTCCACTGGCGAACCCCGAAGACGTGGCGATTTGCCGGCACTATCGAAAGACCCTGGAACTCTTGGGCTTTAGCTTCGGCTTAGAGTCAGAAGCAAGAAAATTCTCTTTCGAACGAACCGAACGGGTTTCAAGTTTCGGGTTTCATGGGATTTTCAACTGGGGAAAAGTCCTCTCCCCGGACAAACTTCTCTCCCGACTCGAACTGGTGAACGACTATGTTCGTTCCAGGCCCGAGTGGGCGGAGTTCTGGACTCAGGCAAGGACTCTTATCAGTGCATGATACAGCCAGAGAGACGGGGAAGGCATTCTTCGAAACCTATGGGCCGGGGAAGAAGTCTGTCCTCGACGTGGGCTCGTTCGATGTCAATGGAACGTTAAAAGATTATGTTCCTGACGATATGAACTACTGCGGAACTGACATTTCTTCCGGCCCGAACGTGAACGTGGTTCTTGACGATCCGCATCGGTTTCCATTTGTTTGTGAGGAATTTGACCTCATCGTTTCGACTTCCTGTTTCGAACACGACGATATGTTTTGGCTCACCTTTTCCGAAATGTGTCGGATCGTAGCGCCCGGAGGATTTATTTACATTTCAGCTCCTGTTGCAGGAGCAGTCCATAATCATCCTATCGACGCCTGGAGGTTCTATCCCGACGCAGGGATAGCTCTCGCCCGTTGGGGTGAGAGAAATCTGGAGCCAATTTCACTCATTGAGTCGTTTATTCGTCCACCTGGCTCAGAAGGCTGGTCGGACTTCGTTGCGGTTTTTGCCAAAAGACCGTTCGGAAGGCCAGTGAATCTTTTAGTTAGTCAGTTTCCAAACGCAATGCACGTAAGGACTTGAATCGAGCCTAACCTTCAACAAAGGAGAGTATGATGGCGACGGTAACGAAAGTGACTTCGGGAAGCACCACGACCTACACTGTCACAGACGCCCAGGGCAACGCGGCGACCTTGGCGGTTCTGGTCAATCCCGTGACCGGGAACGTGATTACTTACGGCGGTGCAGCCGTCCACAATGACGCGACGGCGATGATCAGTCAGCTATTGCTTCAGTTGCGAACGGGACTCCTGCCCGGCGCCGGCGCCCAGAATCTTCAGCCTTAGGGCGAACCAGCCAACTCGGAGAGAAAAGGGGGCCAAGAATGATTATCGAGATCCTTTTTGTCGTGACCATGTTCCTCTGGTTCTTGGCCCTTCTGCCTTTCCAGCCGGTTGAACCCTACCGGCCCTATGCGACTACCTGGCTCGCGTTCGTGGCGATCCTGTTGCTGGGAGTCCATGTTTTCGCCGGATACCTGGTGAGATAAGGTTTCGGTCGTTGAAATTTGCGCTTCAGATACGCAGCGGTCTAGTGGGCCAAGTTTGCCGACTGAAAGAGGCGGCGGGCTGCGGCGATTTTTCGCCGGCTCAGGGACTCGATTGCGTTGACGGAACGGCCAGCCCGAGGTGGCGCGACTGGGCACGTGACGTAATCGCTTACGTGTCGGCCGAGGCTGCCCACCGACTCTGTCGACGGGTGCCGCTGGTGACAGCATACAGCCTAGCTGACTGGAGCCTTTCGCGGACTGGGTGGCCCAGACTAGACTCAAAGTCTTTTTTGGGCCAACACCCAGAATTTGTACCTTGAACAAAATTGGTCAAGACGCCGCTCGGTATGTTTCAAGATCTTCGACGTCGGAACATTGTTCGCTTTGTTCTATGTTTCGAGGTCCAAGCTCTTGCACCCTCGTTCAGGGGATTACTTCGCCGAACGGTTGGTGTCGATACTTCGATCGAAAACCTCTTGGGAAGGTAAGCGAAATGCCGGATGATTTCAAACTCTTCCTTCCGATTTCGAAGGTTGAGAAGCAGAACGACGGGTCGGTGACGATTTCGGGCTATGCGTCAACGCCGGCGTTGGATCTCGATGGCGAAATTGTCAGCCTTGATGCTGTCAAAAAAGCCCTTCCGGGTTATATGGCTTGGCGGAACATTCGCGAAATGCACCAGCCGCGAGCGGTCGGAGTCGCGAAAGAAGCCAACGTCGACGAAAAGGGACTGTTCCTTACTTCCAAGATCGTCGACAAGGCCGCGGTGGAGAAGGTTCTCGAAGGCGTTTACAAGGGCTATTCGATCGGTGGGCGGAAGCTCGCCAAAACCGGGAACACGATTACCGAGATCGACCTGGTCGAGATTTCGATTGTCGACCGGCCAGCGAACCCGGAATGTCCGTTTTCAATTGCCAAGTCGGCGAAAGCCTTTACCGACTCGACTGTTGGTTATCTCGTCAAGACCGCTTCTCCGCCCCGGGACCCCAAAGCGCGTGCTCTCGGCCAGATGGCGAAAGCAGTTCGGACTCTCGCGAAGGCCCCACCGGCGGCTCACGATGGACTGTCACTTCCTGCTCCGATGAAATGCGCTGCACATGGGCTTCTCGACTGCAAGAAGTGCATGAAAGCCGCGAAGAAGGCGGAAAAAATCAAGAAACGTGAGGTTTCGGAACAGGAACGTTCTCGACTCGCTGGGACTGGGGCTGCCCTTCCCGACGGTTCCTTTCCGATTGCCAACCGGTCTGATCTTGCCAATGCCCGGCAAGCTGTGGGTCGGGCGAAAGACCCTTCCAAGGCTCGGGCGCATATCAAAGCGCGGGCGGAAGCTCTCGGAGTCACACTTCCCGACAACTGGAAAAAGAAAGAAGCTTCGGCGTTGATCCAGTCCGCCGAAGACTCGCTTCTGAAACTTGACCCAAGTCCTGCGTCCGAGCTGTCCTTTCTGACCCTGGACGCCGGAGAGAAGCCTCGCCGCGATGGGGCTTCTTTGGGTAAGCGTCGATCTGGCCATGAGTCGATGCTTGAGGTCGACCTCGACCTTCAGAAAGGCGGCAATGGCGCGGACGAGGATTTTTTGGACTTGAAATTTGTGCAACCTTCTGAGGACAGAACGATGACAGTACAGGGTGACGCGTTGACGAAGTGGCTGATCGAGAACGGGATGGCGGATGTCGTCCAGAAGGCTCGGCAGGGTTCTCCGATGACTCGGGCGGCTCGCATGGCCGACGCCAGGGGGAACTTGAAGAAGGTCAAGAAGGCTCGCGGTGGCGCGGCTGCGGCGATCGAGGACGCCCACAAGGTCTTGAAGGCGGCCTACTTGTCGAAACAAGCTCTCATCAAGGCCGGCAAGAAGCCGCCGATGGATGACGACGGCGACTTCGACATGGGCAAGGTCATGGGATCGCTTCAGAAAGCCTTCGGCGAGCTGACGACCATGAAGACCTTCATCAAGGCTGCCGATGGTCAGCTGAAGAAGGCTGCTTCTCGCGCCGGCCAGCGGGGCCAGGAAACCACCGACGGGAACGAGTTCTACCAGGTTCCTGCGGGAGTGAAGGATCTGAATCAGAGCGATCTTACGTCTGCCGGTCCGGGTTCGGGGCGTGGTTCGGAACCTCCGATGTATCCGGTCGACGGTGGCGTCTATCCCGGCAAGTCGGCAAAGAGCAAAGGCATGATTTCGGTCGACCACGCTGAAGCGATCGCCAAGGCTGCTGCTGCCGAAGCCAAGGTCGAATTGCTGGAACGGGCGCCGATTGGTCCTTCCGGTCGCCGGCCCTATTCGTTCGATGTGACGAAAGCCTTCTCCGGCAACGGAAAGAATGCTGCGTCAAACAACGAGGCGACGAAAACGCTGTTCGACGGCGTCGATCCTGCTGCCTTGATGTCCGGCGACGAGCACGCCCACACGGCTGCAACCGCGCGGGTGATCGGCAACATGCTGACTCATCCTTCCACCTTCGGCAAGAGCGTGCTGTTCGACCCCAACTTCAAGGGAGGGGCCGGCTTCAAGGCACAAAATTCCTAAGTCGGGCACGTTCGCCCACGTTTAACCCAATCCAAGGAGACTTTGAATGCCCGACGGTAACATGATGCAGGTTCCCTTCACGGGACCGAATGGTATCGGCAACGAATTTGTCGCCTCGTTGTTCGAGAATGAGAACTTCCAGGCGATGATCGACAAACGCTTTGGCGGGTTGGCTAAAGCCGATACGATCGCGCAAGCAACGAACCTTCTTTGGTACGACCTGCGCCCGGTCGTCCAGATGCTCTATCCCTATCGGGAATTGATTCCGCGGATTTCACGGCTTCCGCGAGTCAGTGCCGATGGCGGCACCGCGTTCAACTGGAAGCGGATCACTGGAGTCAACGTCAACGGCGCGTCGAGCGGCGTGTCGGAAGGCAACCGCGGCGCCCGGATCGCGATTTCCGAACAGGACATGCTGTCGGCATTCCGAACCCTGGGTTTCGAAAGCTCGGTCACATTCGAAGCGCGGCTCGCGGGAAGGAATCTCTCCCCGGATACGTTGGGGCTTTCGGTCCAAAGTTCCCTACGATCCCTGATGATCGACGAGGAGAAAATCCTCATCAATGGCAACGCAGGGCTTCCGCTGGGCACGACACCGACTCCGGCTCTCGTTGCTGGTGCGGTTTCGGGCGTTACCGGAACCATCAACGGGACGATTTACGTCGCGTGTGTTGCTCTCACCGGCATGGGGCAGTTGGGTTATTCGACCTACAACTCCACGACCGGTTTGGGTGGTGTGCTCGGGCAGGTCACCAAGACCAACGCCGACGGTTCAACCGACACCTATGGCGGTGGCTCGGCGAAACCTTCGGCCGTTGCGTCGGCAGCTCCGACCGGCACCCAGGCCGTCACGGCGGCGGTTGCGGCAGTCACGGGCGCCTCTGCCTACGCTTGGTTCGCGGGAACCGCGGCGAATGCGCTCTACTATGCTGGACTTACTCCCAGCAACCAGGCGATCCTGTCGAAGTATCCGTCGACTTCCGGCCAGCCGATGACCAATCTTCAGGTCGCCGGGAACTATCAGGACAATTCGACCGATATCCTGATCCCGGACGGGGTTTTGACCCAGATCGTTGGCTCGATCACTGGCGCGGCGCCCGGAACGGCGATGGCGACCAATCCCATTCTGCCTTCGGGGATTACGTTGTCGGCCAGCGGCTCGATTATCTACACGATGGGTTCGGGCAACACTGGGGTCACGATCTCGGGGACGAATATCCTCGAATTCGATGCGATCTTGCGCGCCGCTTACGACCAGTACAAGCTCGGCTACGATCGGATCTTGGTGTCGTCGGTTGAGACCGCGGACATCTGGGGTGCGTTCCTGGCCCAAAGCGCCAACGCGTCGAGCTTCCGCATCTTGTTCGACGCCGACCAGGAAACCGGACGGATCGTTGCAGGTCGGAGAATCACCTCCTACCACAACAAATTCTTCGGCAACACGCTCGATGTCGAAGTGCATCCGTACGTTCCGCCCGGGACCGTGATCTTCTGGTCGGACAGGTCGCCCTACGAACTCTCGGGTGTGGCCAACTTGATCGAGGCGAAGGTTCGGCAGGACTACTATCAGATCCAGTGGCCTTGGTCGACTCGGCGGTATGAATACGGCGTGTACGTCGACGAGACGTTCCCGATCTACTTCACGCCGAGCTTTGCGCTGCTGACGAACAAGAACCCGAGCAGCGGCACGATGGTGTTCTAGACTGGTTTCGCGGCTGGTCTTTCTAGGTCCTACTTCTCTTTCTGTTAATCATGGCCAAGGAGATTTTCGATGTGGATGATGTTCCCAGAAGGTGTCACGGAAGTATCCGTTGAGCAGATGAACTTCGTTGCGGAGGTCCACGACGAAGAGAAGCACGGATATTTTCGGGCACCGGACCATCTGGTTCCGAGTCTGATCGACTTGACGAAATGTGTTGTTCGGGTTCCTCCGGTCGATCATCCGGATGATTTGCCGCCGACGGCTCTGACCACAGCAACGTCCGATCTCGCGATTGCGAACGAGAACTTGCGGAATGAAAATTCCGACCTGCGAGGAAGCATTGCGGAGCTGAACGTGAGGGTTTCTGACCTGATGCTTCAGCTTCATGAAGCCAAGACGGAGCTGAACAACTTCAAGTTCGAGCAGGAGCAGAAGGGAACGGAAACATCGGAAGCCTCTTCCGAAACTCCCATGATCGGTGTTGAGACTTCTTCCCGCAAGAAAGGCTAAGTTTCCATGACTCTGGCAAGCGGCGATTTGACAACTCTCTCAGCAGCGAGGCTTTGGGTTGACCCACTTCCGAGTGATGCTGTCTTAGCGCCGCTTATTACTCGGGCTTCGATGTCGATTCGGTCGATCTTGAACCGGACGAGCCTTTTACCCCGAGCTTATTCCGAACAGTTCGACGGAACCGGAACGGCGCAACTCGTTCTTCCAAATTATCCGGTTCTGGGCCTACCGACTTTGTCTGTCTCTGGCCAGTCTATTTCTCAGGCGGCTCAGGAGGGAGACGGACCTGGCTTCTGTTTTGGCTTTCGCTATCAACCTTGGAATGGAATACCTCCTGGAAATCCGGCGGTTTTGGAATTGGTCGGAACAAGGTATTGGGGCGGAAGGCAGAACGTAGTTGTCAATTACTCTGCCGGGTATCAAATCACTGATGAACCTGGAACGGTTGATGCGACAACGTATCAAATCACGCCTTTAATTCCTCAGGGAAATTGGGCGAGCGATCAGGGAGTCGTTTATGCCGATACCGGGGTGGCGTTGGTTCCAGTGGCGGACTCGCCGACTGTTGGCCAATATGTTCCACCGAACCCGGAAGGGTTGATGCCGATTTTGTATTATCAATTTTCTGTTGACGATGCGAGCCAGAATCTACTTCTTTCCTACGGATTTATCCCATACGACATCGAACAGGTTGCATTGGAAGTAATTGCAGACCGGGCAAGCTATCGGACTCGTGCCGGTGTCCGATCTAAGAGTCTTGCTGGACAGGAGACGATCGCCTATACCGACACCGCGCTGAATGACTATGTGAACAGAAGTCTCGGCGCGTATATTTCTGTTCTTCCTCCAGCAATAGGAGCGGCGGTGTAGTCATGGCCAATGACACTAGCCCGGAACCTGTTCAGCTTCCTGGGAATATAGGAAAACTCATTCTCGATCCTCTTGAGCATTCGATCGCGGCGGGGGCGAGAGAGGCGCTGAAGGTTGGAGTTCCAACCCACAACGTGGTCGAGATGTTTCTGAACCATCTCGCTTCTGTGGTCGCAATGATCGAGCCCGCTGGGGCAAGGGCAGCCACGGTCGAAGGACTCGTGAACAGCTTCGGAACTATGGTCCATAAACATGTTGAGGCCCAAAGAACCACAAAAAGCGGCCTTCTGGTTCCTCGGCCGGAATTAGTCAATGGCTGATTGCGGCGCGTGCAATCTCTGCTGCAAACTTCTCGCTGTCCCTGACATCGGCAAACCTGCTCGGATGCTGTGTTGGCACACGGGACTCCACGGCGGCTGTGCGGTTCATAGGGAAAAAGAAACCGACCCGAAACTCACCGCCTGCCATCAATGGAAGTGCGTTTGGCTCGCGTCTCAGGGACTTGAGGATGAAACCAAACGTGGCAGTCGGATGCTTCGGCCCGATATGTGCCATGTGGTTCTTGGGCCGTTTGATCGGGACGATCCGCATTTGCTTTATGTCCAGGTCGATCCAGCATACCCTGCGGCGTGGAAAAACTCCCACGTTCAGGCGTACCTCTCCGAAGTCATTTCCAAAGGCGCCAGGATTGAAGTCATCATTGATGAAGTGAGGTTTCGTTGGGATGGGGAAAGGTGTATGCCTGTTGAAGAGGCTTCCGAGTATGCCCAAGCCCATGCCGAGCGAGAGATCGCCTGATGCCCGGACTTCCAGTCGATCGGGCCGCCATAAAGAGCGCCTTGTTTACCCGACTCCAATCGGCTACGTTTTCGGTTCCGATCAACGGCTTTACGACTTGGGCGCAAACTTCGCGCCGGTTGAAGCTGTTTAACAATATTGATCCGAGCAACCAGCCGGCGATGTTTCTGGTTCAGCATCATGAGACTTATGAACAGTATGGAACGGGACGTTTGACCCGTCGATTTCTGAACATGGGTGTTTGGTGCTATGCGCCGACCGGAGAGGAATCTATTGTTGGCGATGACCTTCTCGACTTGATGGAAACCGCCATTGAAACGGTTCTTCAACCTGACGATCCGTTTCGGAACGAGCTTACCTTGGGAGGTTTGTTGACTCCCAATAACGGTTGGTGTCGCATCGACCGTAGAGATGGCATGTTCATTAGAGATCCTGGAGACATTGACAACCAGGCGCTTTTGATCATGCCGATTAGGATTCTACTTCCATAAAGGAGAATGAGATGTCGGACGGAACAAACCCCGAGACTCGGATCATTCCAGACGATGGCACAACGCCGGGGCCGGGGCCAACGGATGTGACTCAGACAGAAACCACGACGGGATATGGCGAGGATGCGGCGCCGACAGAATCAGCCCCGGCGGCGCCGTCGGCACCTGACACGAATTCCGCCATCGAGGAGGCAATCAGAAAGTGGACCAGCGGCCACTTGTATAATTCTCCGTTGGCCCAGGCGACTGAAGCCTGGAACCACGTCATGGGCTCGCTCAATGCCCTGCGGACGTATCTGAAGGAGGAACTGGGCAAGGTTCAGTAACAGACACGGTTTCAATTTCGCAACCCCAACTTGGGAGACGACGATGGAGTTCGGATTTGGTTCAGGCATCTTGACGGGGTCGCGAAATGACATCGCGAATCAGACCCCGGTTCGATTCGGTGCCCTTCAGAATATCGACTTGGAATTTGCCGGCGATATTAAGGAACTGTTCGCGACGCAGCAGTTCCCGATCGACGTCGCGCGCGGCAAGACCAAGATCACGGGCAAGGCGAAGGTCGCCGAAATCAAGGGCTCGATGTATAACGAGATCTTTTTCGGTCAGACCCTCGCCACTGGGGCGCTGAAATACGCCTACAACGAGTCGGTCGCGGCGGGAACCTCGGGCTTCTCCTACACCGTGGCGAACTCGGGCTCGACACCACTCGTCGACCAGGGAGCATTCTACCTCTCGGGCGGAAACCAGTTGAATTACGTTACCGGGGCGCCCGGCAGCGGACAATACAACTGGAATCCTTCCACCGGGGTCTATGTCTTCGCCACCGCGGATGCTGGGTCTGCCTTCTGCGTGAACTACACATATCACGTTTCATCCGGGTTCAACATCGCGATCGGCAATCCGTTCATGGGGACAACTCCCCAGTTCGCTGCGACCTTGTTCCAGCAGTTCGAGGGGAATCAGGTCGTGTTGGTCCTGAACAAATGCGTTTCGAGCCGGCTCACGTTCCCGACTCGGATCGACGACTACGTGCTTCAGGACATCGACTTCTCGGCATTCGCAGACGCGAGCGGCAACGTCGGCACCTGGAACACCAGCAACTAAGTCTGAATCTGAAACCTTAACCGGAGCTTCTATCATGGCCGATGGAAACGGAAACGGACACGACGATGGACAAACCGGCGCCACTCTTGGCGTTGGGGAATATGTTCCGTTCACGATTGGGGGCAGGGAAATTCGCGTTCCCGCCCTCAGTCTGTGGGACTTGGAACAATCGAGGGAAGATATTCGAGCCCTCAATTCCGATATGTATTGGACCGAATATGCCTCGACGGTCCTGAGAATCATAGCCCGGAAGATGGGGAATGTTGACAACTACCTTCCCATGTCCGAAGCATGGATGAAGTCCTGTACGGTCAAGGAAGCAAATGGAATTACGCCGGCATTTAACCAACTGCTGGCCCTCAGCGGGTTTGAGAACGCTGCTGCTACCGACCCTTTAGCATCGGAGGAAGCCGGGGCGAGCCCTGGGACTGGGACATCGGACGAATCGCCGCCGAACTCGCCGTCGCTTTCCGAATTCCAGACCTCCGATACCTCAAGCGAACCGTAACGCTGAAGGACTACCAGCTTTTTCATAAGGCTTGGACAGATAATCCTCCAGGAGACTGGCTTCTTGCCGCACAGTTGGGGTATAAAGCTCCTGAAGCCAAGCATAAGGCTGCAGTCGAGAACACAAAAATGATGTTCGACATTATCAAAGGGTTTGAGGAAGCGGCGAAAAAGAAATGATAACCGTTCGGGTCATTGCGGAAGAAGCTATTTTTCACCTGGACAAACTCCCAGCAGCTATTCGAAACGCACTCAAGAAAAAGTACGAGGATATTTTCGACCAGCTTCGAGCAGGGATGAAGGATCAGGTTCCGCTGAAGTTCCTTGATCCGAAACTGGTAACGTCTGGGGTGGAAGAAATCGGATCGACAGTTGTCGGTTTCATCGAAGCTGAAGACAAGCCTGGCGTTTATGCCATCTTTCCAACAAAAGCTAAAGTGCTTCGGTTTCTTTCCAAGTCCGGAGAGATTGTCTTCGCCCCGAAGGTGCTTAATCATCCTTTCCCCAAGGCCGCCCAGCATTTGAATCAGTATCTTCTTGACTCCAAGCCCTGGATCGTTGAGCAGTTGACCAACGCTGTGAAGGACGCCTGATCGTGCCTGATAACGTGAGAATTGAACTTAGTGCCCAGGACGATGCGTCAAGTGTTGTTAGAAATTTATCGAATGAACTTCGAAAATTTCAAGTGCAGCACGACTCCATTATTCGCAAGTATGGCGAACATGCAGGAGAGGTTTATTACCAACGGCAAACTACTGCAATTAGAGAACAGATTCGTGCAACGACTGAACTCGCGGCGGCGCAGGAACGCGTTCAGCGATATATGCAGGCACAGTCCAGTCTTTCTGCAAGTCGGGTAGAGGATCTTCTATTTCCAAAAAACGCTGCTGAAAACATCCACGGTTATGAAAGGAGTTTTAAGGAGTTAGTAGAAAATGTCGACCATGGCTCAAATCGTATGGGCCAAGGTATGCGGCATGTTATTGCGCTGTTCGACGAGTTCCAGCGTGGCCAACGCGGGGCTATGACTGCGTCGGCAACGGCCTTCTTGCGAGACACAGGGCTGTTGCAGCAAGGCATCAATGCTCTGATGACTCCGTGGGGCGCGGTTGCTGTTGCAGGTGTGGCAGCATTGGGTGCAATCGCCTATGCTGCTGAACAAGCCCATCAGCGCATAGCTTCAATTCGCGACACCGCTGCTGAGTTGGCCTTAAAAGGACTCGGCGCTGGTCCGCAAGTTCGAAGCGATATTGCAAAAGAGTTTGACGCAGCAAAGGCAGCAGGTAACGAATACGCCGGAACTATTAAAGACCTTCAGGTCGAACTTGCTACGAAACTCCCCGCTGCGACTCAGGAAACCCGGACAGAGATAATTTCCCTTGCACAGTCCTTAGCTGGACTGAAAAACGTTTCTGCTGAGAAAGCAATTGAGCCGTTTTTGAAGGCGTTAGAGCACGGTCCCGAAGCGGCGGCCAAGTTTGTTGAAGGCCAACGCGGACTAGAAGGCGTTATCCGTTCGAATGGAATGACGCTTTCTGAGACTGTTCGAACGATTACGAACGTGGCTCAGGCTTACCGACTTGTTGTCTCCGAATTTGGCAAGGGCCAAATTATGGAGGCAGGAAGAGAGACGAATCTACTTAAAAATAGTTTTGTTGAGTTGTCCGGCGCGTTTATGGACGGCGGTACGGGGCTTGGTGGGACGTTTAATCCTGCCATGAATACCACCGCGGAAATGATTGCGAAGGCTCACGACGCAACGAAAGATCTGAACGAATCTACTCGCCAGAACATCGGCGAGATGATGGCACAAGCGGACGCAATCAAGACGGGAAATAGAAGTCTTGACGATCGTGTAACGGCGCTGAATCGAATTAAGGACGCTCAGGCGGGGGTGTCTCGGCTTGCTGGCGAAGTTGGAGAGTATGGTGATCCGACTGCAGCGCAGCGGGCGGCCAATGCGGTAAAGAACTTAGAAGCCGACCAGAGGAAGCAGACTCAATCTGGTGAGGAGAACGAACATCAGCTCCGAATGAATCGGATCAATGCTGAGGCACAGGCGCAACATGCTAACCTAGCCATTCAAACCCAGGCAGCACAGAAACGGCTCGACGAAGCAAGGCGGATGTCGGAAATTCGCCTTCCTGGTGGCGATCCGAGTCAAGATCCAAGTGTTCAACAGGCAAAGGCTGCGCTTCAAGAAGCGGAACGGAAACAGTCGGATGAGACTCGGCGGATAAAGATTGATAATGCACACGCGGTAGCGGCAGAAGAAGCCCGTGGGACACAAGCACGGATCAAGGCGGAAGAAGATGCGCTTGCAGAAATTAAAGCGGGCGTTGCTGCGGGTAGAACTGCTAAAGAGGAAATAGGTCGGCAAGAAATCAAACTGGCCAACCTGAGACGGGAACTCAACAATAAGAATTTCCAAGAAGCCAGGGACAATGCACGAGCGGAAGTAGAGTTAGCAAAAGGAAATGTAGATCAAATTCTCGCAGCGTATGCGAGGTTGAGTCAAGCCGCTGTTCGCACCGGACAGGCTCCGGCCGTTAATGCTCAGATTGAGCGCGAAAAGGTTCGTGACTTAGAATCGGCCCAGTCCCAGGCGTTTACGAGAGTTACTGAGTTTAATTCCTCGATGGAGCGTCAGGACAACCTGCGCATCCAGGCAAACCATGCGGCGCTAGAGATTCAAGTTGCCCAGCACGCCATGTCGAAAGACCAGATGGCGGCGAAAGAGGCTGAATTTACCCAAACCGTCATGGCGGAAGAGGAGCGTCGGGTCGAGGCGGAGTTAAAAACAAACGGACTCACAGAAGCTCAAAAGGTCCGGCTCTACGATCACCTGGCGGAACTCTATCAGAAAGATGCTGAGAAACAGCTTCAGGCACAAGAGAAACTGACTCAAGCCATCGAAGCCGAAAATACGAAGAAGCTCAAGTCGTTCCAGACGATGTTTGATTCCGTTGGAACGGCGATGGAAAGACTCCTCGATGCAGGGATCACAAGGTCTCAGACTCGACAGCAAGCGTTCCAGGAATTTGGAAAAAGCATCGTCAAGTCGATAACAACGGAACTTGGCCATTTAGGATCACAGTACGCTGGGAAGGGACTTGCGAGTGTTCTTGGTGTCAAAACCGAGGGCATGACCGACACGGGCATCGGTGCGGTTCTGAGTCGGGCGATTGGCGACAAGCTCGGGTTGACGAAAGAGTCGACAGGTACGGAGGCGCTGAAAGGCGTTTCCGACAAGATGCAAAAGGCCGTCGACGCCCAGTCGAAAGCGTCGGAACTGTTTAAGAACTCTGTTCAGGAATTTGCCAAAGCCAGTTCGGCGTTGGTTGGGCTGGCAGATAAGCGGGGAGTTCCAGGCGGGTTTAGTCGAGGAGCAAGCAACGATAATCAACTGGGTTTAGATTCTCCAAGTTCCCAAGCCTCTGCGGCGGTCAGCGAAGCTCTGACTCATACGGGCGAGAAGCTCAAGAACTATTGTGCGATTTTAGTCAATCAAGCGTTGGAGAAGGCTGGAGTCCAAGGTTCCGGTTCAGGACTTGCTTCGAGCTTCAAGAATTACGGATCTCCGGTTTCTCCGGATGATGTCAGAAAAGGGGATGTTTTCTATGCTCCGCCGAGTGGCTGGGGCGATACAGGTCACGTAGGGTTCGCCACTGGCCCAGTTTCTGGCGGGCGGGTTCCGGTTATGTCCTCCCACATGCAGGGAGCAGCAAGTAACCCTGCCGGGGAAGAGACTCGGGACATTTCCAACCTCACGTTCCGGCGGCCGAACTATACGGACACGGTTAAGGTCGATCCGAGTTCGGTGGCCCAAGGAGTTGAGCAAGGAAACAAGGAAGCGTACTCTGTCGGCCAGGTCGCCATTCAAGAAGGTGTCACTCAAGGAAATTCGGACGTAGTTTCTACCAATCAGCAACTTAGCGATAAGGTTGCAACGCTTCAGCAGACCTCCGACCAGCAGAAACAAGCTATTACTCAGAATACGCAAGCCCTCAGTCAGAACACCCAGAAACAAGGCTCAGGGACAGGAACGGCTTCTACTACGTCTTCCATGACGAGTAATTTAGGGCTCTTGACTCAAGGTCTCGGCATCGCCGCCTCGGCGGCTTCGATCTTTGGTCGGCAACTTTCGCCAACTGCTCGGGCGGCTCTGGGAGCAGTTGGAGTTATTACCCAGCTTACGAGCTTTGTCAGAACCGCAGGATCTTCGCTCGGCCTGTTTGGCGATGCGGCGAAAGCAACGTCGAGCGTGACAACGTTGTTGCAAGGGGCAAATACCGCGAACACGGTTGCAACGACTCTGAATACAACTGCCACCACAGCGAACTCAACCGCGCAATCGTCTGCTGCGGTGGGAAGTGGGATTGGAGGAATTTTCAAATCTATTCCGCTGATTGGAATGTTGTTTGAACAGGGCGGAATTGTACCTTCCGCTGCTGGTGGGATGATTTCGGGTGGTGGACTCTCGATCCTTCATCCAAAGGAAATGGTACTTCCGGCGCACTTGTCGACTGGGCTTCAGAACATGATTAGCCGGCAGCAGTATACGAATAATAACCAACCTGGTGCGGTGCTGAACTACAACGCTAACGTGACGGGGTATCATCCTTACGCATCCCGAAGCGCATTTGATGCCCTGCTTCGCCAGCATGGGAATGCCCTGATGGGCCACGTTGAGAATGCAGTCCGTAATGGTTGGCGGGCGGCGTAAAAGATGACCTTTCCGGTCATGCCAGCGTTGAACGGATTTTCAATCCATAAGCGGCCAACGTTTGCGACTACAGTACAAACCCCCAAATCTGGGCGAGAAGTAACGAACTTTCAACAGTATCTTCCCGTTTGGGAGTTTGAACTGGTTTATGAGATTCTTCGGGATCAGACCCAGAACACGATTCCCTTCAGCTATTTCTCTGGAAAGACCGACGTTCAACAACTCATGGGGCTTTTTGCGGCCTGTTCAGGGGAGTATGGGTTCTTTTACTTTACTGATACAAGTGATGCAAGTCGGACGAAACAGCCCCTGGGCCTAGGCGATGGGTCGACGCAGAACTTTCGGCTTCTTCGAACCATTACGCTTAACTCTCTTACATATACCGAACCAGTTGGGGGAATTAACCTTGGAGAGTCTGTAACGGTTTTCGTCAACGATGTGGCGGTTCCTGAGTCTGGAAACTGGACCATCAGTGCCGATTTAACCACGTTAGAGTTTACAACCCCACCGGCAAATGGAGCGACAGTCACAATTTCGTTTTCCTATTACTACCTCTGTCGGTTCATTACGAACGACGCAGAGTTTGAAGAATTTATGTATGGTCGCTGGCTTCAACAGGGACTCAGATTCCGCTCGATACTTCTCCATGCTGCCGGTCAGGGATCGCTTCCGCCTTGGACTAATCCTCTTGATCCGCCGATTCCAGTGACTCCACCGGGAGTTCTGCCTCCTGGGAAGTATTACTGGGAGATGACGGTCGATACTGCTGGTCGGGACGGTACGGCGGGATATGGAGTTCTGTGCGGGGTTTGTTTGGCCTCGACTCCGCTCACTGGAACCGTGGCAACAGCGATCAACATTGCTCAGGGGCCAGGCGGAGCGTTTATAACTGCTCGGGCTGGAGACTCAACGGAAACCTGTCCGGGTTGGGGAAGTCCTACTCGAATGGGTGGCATTCCTCAAGGCTGCCCGGCAGCGGTAGGGGAGGTTTTCGGCTTTGCATTAGATACGATCAATCATAAACTTTGGGTTCGAAATGTGACTCGAACCGTTCCCGCCCCTGGCTGGGCAGGGGATATTGCAGGAAACTTAAACGGAAACCCGGTTACAAACGCCTTCGGAGCCGATTTGGCAGTAATGGGACTGGTGGGAAACTTGTTCATGATCTGTGGGGCGTCTCATGGAGCTGGGATGAGTGCTGGAGTCGGAACGGTAAACCTCGGCCAAAGTGCTTTTGTTAATCCGAGTTTAACCGGGTTTGTTTCGATCTATTCCGCCTACAATGCTGCGGCGTTAAACGCTGGGGACAACAGTAACCTTGTCCTTACCAATGCGGGAAAGACATTCAACGGAACAAATGTCCCGGTTACTTTCGCCCCGCCGATTGCAGGGTTTTCAACTAACGTTGGCTATAGTAACGCTGTTAGAAGCAACTTCTCGATCCAGCAGATGTAACTCCAATGCCAATGTTCCTTGCCACAGTTCCAGTCCTTCCGACCCTGAATGGGTTTTCGGTTAGGAAAAAGCCTACGTTCGGAGCAGCAGTTGCGCAGTCAGTAAGTGGACGGGAGATTACTTCGGTTAAGCAGGCATTTCCGCTTTGGGAATTTGAGTTGACGTACGAGGCGTTGTTGACCCAGACGGAGAATCAGGTCATTTACAATCAACATAAAGATTATCTACAATTGGAAGAGATTCAGACCGTTTTTCTAGCCTGTTCTGGGCAATACAGCCGGTTCTATTACGACGATCCAACAGACAATTCCCGCACGGCGCAAGTAATTGCGACTGCGGATGGAGTCAGTCCTACGTTTCAGATCATTCGAACTCTTGGGGGTGGGTCATCGAGCTTGTCCGAACCTGTTGGCGGGCTTAATGCGACGAAACCATATCAATTCTATGTCAATGGCTCGCCCACCGCTGTTACTCTTGCCAACTTCAATCGAACGATTACGTTTGCGTCAGCTCCAACGGCGGGAGCCTTAATCACTGGGGATTTCTACTTCTTCTATCTCTGTCGGTTCCTGACCGATATGAATGATTTTGAGCAGTTCTTAACCAATCTTTGGACTTTACGATCATTGAAATTCCGGTCGGTTAAGGATTTCGATGGTGGAATTGCGGGGATGCCGCCAACATGAAGCCAGTTTCTTCGACGTTTGTGAGCTTCATCGCCTCGTCCCAACAGATGCCATTTTGTGAGCTTTATACGTTCGAGTTTG